CGTCGCGGAACGGGAATCTCTGCTGCATCAATTCCGGCTTCCATTCGGAAGAGGTGTACTACTTCTGCGCCCAGCATCCGGGCCTCGCCATTCCCACGAAGGGCGCGAGCCGGCAGATGACCACGCGCTACAGCATCAGCCGGCTGGACAAAGCCATGGGGGCCATGTCCAGCGTGAATCTGTACGTTTTCGACACGAATCAATTCAAGGATTTCATCGCGGGCCGCCTCTCCATCGGCGCGGGCCGGCCGGGAAGCTGGAATCTCTACGACGAAATCGACCGGAGGTATGCAGACATGATCTGCGCCGAGCAGAAAGTGCAGCACCAGGACAAGAAAGGACATATATCTTTCACATGGGAGAAAATTTCCAGCCACGCCGCCAACCACATGCTCGACGTGGAGACGAACAACGCCCTAGCGGCGGAGATCCTCGGCGTGCGGTATCTGAAAAAGCCGGAGCCGCAGGAACCGGTGCTGAAAGAGAAGAAAGAACGGGACGACTACCCGCCGTTTCCAGATTTCTATTGGTAAAACGAAACCGCTTGCGGAGTGCAGGCGGTTTTTACGGAGGAGGATCTATGGAAAAGCAAGATAAAGAACTGGAATTGTTGAAACAGCTTCCCGCTCAAAAACGGATAGAACTTCTCGAAGAAAAGGTAATGGACTTGGAGAATCTTGTAGAACAATTTCGGGAAGTCATTCAATATCTTCAAGGCAAATATTAGTGAATTCCCGCCCTAAAGGAGTCAGGCGAATGATTCCTCTCCTTATGGAAAAGGAATAGGGTGACGATTCGCATTGGGTTTTATCATTCTGTACGATTGGAAGATTGATAAGCGGGGCATAAATGGCTGTATCTGTGAAGGAAACGTCATATGTTTTGTCGATGAGCCCAAGACGAGAAAGGTTTGATAGATACATTGGATTTCCAGTTACAAAATCATGAAATGAGGTTATTTCTATTGATCCGGCTGGGGAGGTAATAATACTGACAGGGTAGAGGTAAATATCAGTTAGCGAGAAGTGATAGCCGGATTTATCTGGCTGCTCCCTTAGTGTAGATATTATAGGAAGCTCAGGCTTTAATGAAAAATAATGCAGGATAAGACATTCATCCGGATGAAGGGTTTGGATCATTATGGCAAATGCCGGATGAATTTTATTTTCGTAACTTTTCAAAAGTGCTTTGGCCATCAATTTGGCATACATTTCACGAAGTTCTTTTTTATCAATGGAGGCCATGTATGAAGCCATTGCGGGGGCGAGGATATAATCTGGAGGATTTTCTGTAATATCTTCCGGGTTCTTACTTTTCAGATTATCAGCGAGATCATTTTGCAGATCTATGAACCGTTTCTTGCGCTTTTCTGCCCATACATCAATGCCAATAGCCAATGAGGAAAAGATTTTTGCGCCGAGAAGACCCATTTGTTTTACGGTAGGGCTTGCCAAATCGTCATAAAGTTTTTTGAGTGCATAACCGCCGGCGGCATATTGGGTAGCTTCAATCATTCCAGGCGTAGAAAGTGCCTGCGTGATTTCTTGTTCAAGCATGATATCAACTCCTTTATTTCTAATTTTAACACAGCAGATTTGGCTCCTTCGGGGGCGTTTTTTCGTGGGAGGATCTATGGAAGAAGAAGTGCTGAAGCGGCAGCTCCGCCGGGTGCGGATGGCCATCGCGCGCATCGAGGAAGGGGCGCAGGAATATACCATCGGGAACCGGCGTCTCACACGGGCGGACCTGAAGACGCTCTACGACAGGGAGAACGCCCTGCAGAATGCGCTTGCCGACGCCCGGGGCGGCGGGCTCTGTGTGACTTTCGCCGAGAAAGGAGTGGACTGATGAACTGGCTGGACAGAGTCATCGCGTATGTGTCTCCGGCAGCGGGCGCACGGCGGAAAGCGTACCGGGAGATGATGCGCTACTACGACGCGGGGGAAATCAACCGGTACAACCACCGGTGGGTGCCCATGGACATGCCGGATCAGGAAAATGCGGAGATGGGCGAGCGCAGTCTCATCCGTAGCCGGTGCCGGTGGCTCGAGCGAAACAGCGACCTAACGAACGCCATTCTGTCCGCCATGGTGCGGAACGTGGTGAATACGGGCATCCGGCCGCAGGCACGGTGCGCCAGCGAGGCCGTCAACGCCCGCATCGAGGCGCTGTGGAATGAGTGGATCCGCCCGGAAAACTGCGACGTATCGGGACAGATGGGTTTCTATGAAATCCAGCGGATGATCGTGCAGCGGAAGACGGTGGACGGGGAAATCCTCGTGAAGCTCACCGTGGATGCGGGTGCGGATTTCCCTTTGAAATTGCAGCTTATCCGCCCGGACCTGTTGGACGACGGCCTGCTCACCGCGCCGAAGACGGGACGCGTCGTGCGGGGCGGCATCGAGCTCGACGACCGCCTCCGCCCGGCGGCGTACTGGATCAAGCGGAAATCCGCCGACGGATGGGAAACCGCAGGCTCCGAGCGCATTCCCGCCGGAGACATCCTGCACCTGTGGCAGAAGAAGTATCCCGACCAGATCCGGGGCATTTCCGACCTCGCGGCGGTGGCCAAGCGCATCAAAGACCTGGACGAATACCTCACTGCAGAAAACATGGCGGCCTTTATGGCGGCGTGCTACTCCATCTTCATTGTGAAGAACAACTACGGCGGCGTCGGCGTGGGCAATATGGCCAATCAGAAATCGGGCCTCACCGACATCGAAGGGAAGAGCGTGGAGCGCGTGCGGCCCGGCATGATTGTCCGCCTCGCGCAGGGCGAGGATATCAAGGCGGCCAACCCGGGGCGGCCCGCGTCAACGGCGAGCGACATCACCGCGCTCTACACGCGCATGATCGGCGCCGGCGTGGGCCTGTCCTACGAGATGATCAGCCGGGATTTCGGCGGGAGCAGCTACAGCGCGGCACGGCAGGGCAATCTGGAGGACCGGCGCACCTTCCAGCCGGCGCAGCAGTGGCTCATCACGCATTTCTGCGAGCCCGTATACCGGGCGTTCCTGGACACCATGTACCTCAAGGGCGCGGTGGACATGCCGGGCTACGAACGGCGGAAAGAAGACTACCAGCGGGCGGAATGGATTGCGCCGGGCTGGCAGTCCATCGACCCGGAGAAGGAAATGCAGGCGGACGTGCTCGCCATGAAGAGCGGCACGCTCACGCTGGGCCAGCAGTGCGCCGGCCACGGCTACGACTGGAGGGACCAGCTCGCGCAGATGGCGCGGGAAAAAGCCTACGCCGAGAGCCTCGGGCTGACGCTGCCCATCCATACGCCGGAGGCCGTGCAGGCGGCGCAGAGTAACCATACGGAGGAGGAAGACACATGAACAGCATGGAACAGTTGCACGAAATGACCATGAATCGGGAAATGGCGGCGAGAGCCGACGCCGTGAACGAAGAGGCGCGCACGGCGGAGCTCACGTTCTCCAGCGAGACGCCTTACGAGCGGTGGTTCGGGCCGGAAATTCTGGACCACAGAGCGGGGGCGGTGGACCTGTCCCGTCTGGCGGACATCGGCGTGGTGCTCTTCAATCACGACGCGGACCGGCCCATCGGTCGGGTGGAGCGCGCGTGGATCGGGGACGACGCCCGCGGCCATGCGCTGGTGAAATTCGATACGGACGACGAATCGGAGAAAATCTTCCAGAAAGTGAAGAACGGATTCCTCCGCGGCGTGTCCGTGGGCTACCGCATCAGGGAATTTCTCCAGCTCAAGGAAGACGAAGTGAGCGCCGACGGCCGATTCAAGGGGCCCGCCGTGGTGGTCACGAAATGGGAGCCTCTGGAAATCAGCATCGTATCTGTACCGGCCGACCCGGGTGTGGGCGTGGGCAGGTCCATGGAAACCGAAGAAAAGGAGACACACATGGAAAAGAAAGACAATCCTGTGATGGACGAAGACAAGAGACAGCAGGACATCAGAGAAGAAGCAGTAAGAGCCGAACGGAAACGGGCGGCGGACATCACCGCGCTGTGCCGTTCGTTTGACCTCGCGCCGGACGCCTACATCGAAGGCGGGCTGACGCTCGACGAAGCGCGCGCCGCCGTACTGGACGAACTGGCGAAGAAAAAGAAGCCCGTGGACATGGAAGTCACGGCCGATGAAGGGGATAAATTCCGCGCGGCCGCTTCCGACGGCGTGGCGCTCCGCGCGGGCATCGTCGTGGACCATCCCGCCGAAGGAGCGGATGCGTTCCGCGGCATGTCCCTCCTGCGTCTGGCGGAGGACATCTGCGAGCGGGAGACCGGCAGGAACTGCCGCGGGGACAACGATATGCTTCTCCGCAGCGTTTTCTCCGGCGGCACCGGCGCATTCCCGAATATCCTCGCCAACGTGGGGCGGAAAGCGCTCATGAAAGCCTACGAAGAAGTGCCGGCCACCTTCCAGTACTGGACTGCGAAAGGCTCCAATCCGGACTTCAAACCGTCTACCCGTGTGGGACTCGGGGCAGCGGACGAGCTCCTGGAAATGACCGAAATGGGCGAATTCAAGAGCTCGGAAATCACCGACCTTGGGCGGGAAACCACCATCCACACCTTCGGGCGCGAATGGTCCCTCACCAGACGGGCCATCATCAATGACGACCTGTCCGCGCTCTCCCGTCTGCCGGCGGCATACGGCGCGGCGGCGAAGCGCACCATCAACAAGCAGGTCTACGACATGCTTACCAAGGGCGCCGGCATCTTCACGTCCGCCAATAAGAATCAGGGCACCGGCGCGCTCAGCATCGAAAGCCTCAAAGCGGTGAAAGCGGCCATGGCGAAGCAGAAAGACCCCTCCGGCAAGATGTATCTCAATCTCCAGCCGGTCTATCTCATCGTTCCGGCGGAACTCGAAGTGGAAGCGTCCACGCTCATCGCCTCCGCGGTAGACCCGTCCAAGAACAACGCCTACCCGAACCCCTTTGCAAACCGCCTCACCGTCATCGCGGACCCGAATATCGAAAACGCGAAAGCCTGGTATCTGGCGGCCGCGCCGGGCGTGCTCCCCGGCATCGAGGTGACGTATCTGAACGGCGTGGAAAATCCCACCATGCGCACCTTCACCGACACGGACGTGCTCGGCATCAAGTACCAGATTTATCTCGACTTCGGCGTAAATCTGCTGGATTACCGTGCTTTCTACAAGAGCACCGGCGAATAAGGAGGATACAGACATGGCAAAAGCAAGCTACATGCAGAAAGGCGACGTCATCGACTACACCAACGCGGCGGAGAGCGCCGTGGAGTATCATGACGTGCTCGTCATCGGCTCCCTCGTGGGCGTGGCCGAAGAGCCCATCCCGAAGGACAGCACGGGGAGCGTAGCCATCGTAGGCGTTTTCAGCCTGCCCACCGATGCGGTGGACATCACTGCCGGCGCTCCGGTCTACTGGGACGCCGCCTCCGGGAAGGCCGTGAAGGAAAACAGCGGGAGCCTCATCTGCGCAGGCGTCGCCGTGGGGGCCTCCTCCGGCGGCGCGGTGCCGGTCAAGCTCAATACGCTGGCCGCGCCGGCCGCCACGGAATGAGTCTCCATGCACAGATCGGGGAAGACCTCCGCGTCTTCCTTGACCTGAAGGACTTTGCCGATATCCACGATGTGAACGGCGTGAAGTGCCGCGCAGTGGTGCAGGAAATTTCCGCGGAGGACCTGTCCGGCACTCATTACGAAGTGTACCGGGACCTGATGCAGGTCCACTGCCGGGCACGGGACCTGCCGGAGATTCCCCGGTACGGGCAGACCTTCCGATTGGACGGGAAACTGTACATCGTGGACAGCTGTGCGGAAGACATGGGGATGCTCACCATCAAACTGGAGGCGAATGACCGATGATCCGTGTGACTTTGGATGAAGAAAATCTGAGAATTGCGGAAAAATTTGTAAAATCAGGGTACAAAATCGTGAATCGGTCTATGTATGCTGCCATCGGAAGAGCTTTGACTACTTCAAGGAAAGCCATAAAACCGATCCTGAACCAGAAATATACCGTAAAACAGGGAGGAATCAATCATGTGGTGAACTTGAAAAAAGAAAGGACAGATTCATTTTTGAAAGGAACTTTGGAAGTAACCGGGAAAATGATTCCGCTGTCTTATTTCAATTTCAAGGTTCCAAGAAAACGGAGTGGAATGGTTCGAGTCAGTGTCAAAAAGAGAAACAGTCCGAAACCGGTTAAAGGACTGTTCGCCAATCGGACAAGACGAGGAAAAAGAATCAGTCTGCGGAGAAAACAGAAGACCAGGTATCCGCTCTCTGTGGCCTATGGGCCGTCTGTTCCGAAAATGGTAGAAAGTGAGGAAGTGCTGCGCCCGATTGTTTCTGTAGCAGAGAAGACGCTGAACGAACGATTTCTGCATGAAATCTCATGGAGGCTCAGTAAAAAATGACGCTCATGGAAGTGATGGAAAATCTCGCCGCGCTCCTGCGGGAAGCGGTGCGGGATTATGCGGCGGAACAGCCATCCGGCCTGCGCCCCGTCGAGGTCCACGCGGGCTATCCGCCCGTGCCGGAGAACGCTGCCGAGAAATCCTCCTTCATCTACGTGCTGGCGACAGACTTCACCGATGAAGAGGGCAAAGAATACAGCACGGCGAAAGTGGAGATAGGCTTCTCCGTATACGACGAAGACGAGGGGAACGGCTGGCGGAGCCTCTATAACCTCATGGAGCACGTGCGGCAGATCATGCTCCGCCGCCGGTGCCTTGCGGGACGCACGGTGCTCGTGCTCCCCATCAAAGGCGCCGTCCCGGACAGTCAGCCTTTCCCGCAGTGGGAAGGGAAAATCACGGCGTCCTACCAAATCGGACAGCCCGTGGAGGAAGGAATCAACTATGACAATTTCTAAAAAGACGAAAGCCGCGGACCGGCGCATCTACATCGGCCCGGCCCTCTCCGGCCACCGGCTCGCGCCGTACTCCGTATGGATCGGCGGACTGCCGCCGCAGGTGAAAGACCTTGCCGCGGCCAATCCGTGGCTGGAAAAACTCTTCGTGCCCGTTGCGGACATGAGAGAAAAAATGGCGGAGGCCGCCCGGCAGGGCACTCCGCTCCACAAGTATTATGAACAGGCAAAGGAGGTCTGATCATGTCCTATCAACACGGCGTCTATACGTCTGAAGTGCCCACCAGCATCGTGCCCGCGGTGAATACCACGGCGGGGCTGCCGGTCATCTTCGGCACTGCGCCGGTCCATCTCGCGAGCGACCCCGCCGCGGCGAACCGGCCCGTCCTGTGCTACAGCTACGCCGAAGCCGTTGCGGCCCTCGGCTACAGCAAAGACTGGGGAAATTACACCCTCTGCGAAGCGATGTACAGCCAGTTTTCCCTGTACAACCGCGCGCCCGTCGTCTTCGTGAACGTCCTCGACCCGGCGAAGCACAAAGAAAGCGTGGGAAATGCGGAAATCACCATGACGAAGAACGAAGGCGTCCTCACGGATCCGGCGCTCCTCTCCACCCTCGTGGTGAAAACCCAGAGCGGGGAAGGGGCGGCCCTCGTGCAGGGCACCGATTACGAAGCCGCCTACGACAGCGACGGCCGGCTCGTCATCACCGCCCTCGAAGACGGCGCGGCGTACAATGCGGGGACCCTCTACGCATCCTACGACAAGCTCGACCCCTCCGCCGTTACCGAAGACGACATCATCGGCGGCGTGGACGTGTCCACCGGCGCCTATACCGGCCTCGAGACGCTGAATCAGGTTTTTCCCCTGTACGGTCTCGTGCCCGGCCTCATCCTCGCGCCCGGGTGGAGCGACAAGCCCTCCGTGGCCTCCGTCATGACCGCCAAGGCCGGCAGCATCAACAGCCATTTTCAGGCGATGGTCCTCACCGATGCGCCGGCGGACACCATCACGAAGTACACCGATGTGCCCACGTGGAAGAACAATTTCAATTACACCGACGAGCAGGAAGTGGTCTGCTGGCCCATGGTGCGGAACGGCGACGACATCTTCCATATGTCCATCCATCTTCTCGGCGTCATGGCCACCGTCGACAGCGACAACGGAGACATCCCCTACGAATCGCCGTCCAACAAGTCCATGCAGATCACCGGCACCTGTCTCGCCGACGGCACGGAAGTCATCCTCGGCCCCGACGAAGCGAACTACCTGAACGGGCAGGGCATCGTCACCGCGCTGAACTTCATCGGCGGGTGGAAAGCGTGGGGCAACCGCACCGCCTGCTACCCGTCCAACACGGATCCAAAGGACGCCTTCATCAGCATCCGGCGCATGTTCAACTGGCACGCCCAGACCTTTATCCAGACCTACTGGGCGAAAGTGGACAAGCCCATCAACAAACGCCTCATCCAGACCGTCATCGACAGCGAGAACATCCGCCTGAACGGCCTTGTGGCGCAGGGCGTGCTCCTCGGCGCGCGGGTGGAATTCCGGGAAGATGAGAATCCCACGACGAATCTCCTCGACGGGATCATCAAATTCCATACTTACTTCACGCCACCCACGCCGGCGCGGGTCATCGAGAACGTCATCGAATACGACCCGGATTATTTCCAGACGCTTTTTGAATAAGGAGGAAAAACGCCATGAATGTGCCGGAAAAACTGATTAATTTCCGCGTCTACCAGGGAGGGGACGACCTCGTCGGCATCGCGGACGTGACGCTGCCGAACCTCGAAGCCATGACCGAGACCGTAAAAGGCGCGGGCATCGCCGGAGAAATCGACTCCCCCGTGCTGGGGCATTACTCCAGCATGGAGCTCGAGCTGAACTGGCGGACCCTCGAGAAATCGAACGTCCTCCTCGCATCGCCCAGAGGCGTGCAGCTCGATCTCCGCGGCGCGACGCAGGTCTACGACTCCAGCGCCGCCGCCTATGTGGTGCGCCCCGTGAAAGTCGTCGTCTCCGGCGTGCCGAAGACCACCGATCCGGGCAAGCTCGACGTGGGCACCACGAGCGACACGAAGAACACCATCGAAGTGAACTACATGAAAATCACCATCGACGGCGAAGACGTGCTCGAGCTGGACAAGTACAACTACATCTGCCGTGTGGGCGGCACGGACTACCTTGCGGAAGTGCGCGACGCCCTCGGCCTTGCGTAAAAGGAGGCGCGCATGACCATCCATCTCACAAAGCCCATGACCCTCAAAGGGGCGGAAGTCTCCGAGCTCGCGCTCGACTTCGACACCCTTACCGGCGCGGATCTCGTCGCCGCGGAGAGCGAAGCCCGCGCCATGGGGGACAATACGCCCTTCATCGCCGCTTCCATGCGGTATCAGGCGGCGGTGGCCGCACGCATGGCGGGATGCCCCGTAGACGACATCCTCGCCCTGCCCGCGGCAGACTTCAAGAACATCATTTCCCCGGTCGTCCGTTTTTTACTCGCATAGGCGTCCTGGATGGACAGGAACGCCGGAAAGACGGACTCCGGCAGTTGAAAAAACTGGCGCTCCAGATGGCCGTGACCACCGCGACGCCAGTCAGCTTTTATTTATCTCTGCCATTCGCGCAGTTATTCGACTACGCGGACATCCTGTCAGAAATACAGAAAGACAGGCCCTGATTTACAGTACAAAAAAAGAGCGCCCCGAAGGACGCTGAAGAGGATGGTTAGATGGTACTACACAGACAGCCGATGAGGCCGATGGTGAGAAGTCCGAGATTGGTTTTCCATGTATTGTGCGACATTTCCATAAGAAGAACAATCGCTGCAGGAAGAAAAATTAATGGGAAAAAGAGAACAGGGTAATAATTGGTAATAAAAACAACTAATGCGCTGTATAAAGCCAAAACACCAAGAATAACAAGAAGCCACATAAGGAATCATCCTTTCTTAGTTTTATTATATCAGGAATACTGATTATTTGTAAGGAGGATACATGCCGAGCAAGGAATTTACCTTTGGATTTGTGCTGTCGGCGGCGATGAATTCTTCCTTTGCGTCCAGTTTTGCCAAAGCGAGCAGGGAAGTGGATGAACTGCGGAAATACATGGACAAACTGGGAGAGGAAACACAACAGCTGCAAAAAGCTTTCGGAGCGGGAATCATTAATGAGAAAACATTCAATACCGCAGTTATGCAAAAGAATCAGAAAAGCCTTCTTGCATGGAAAAATGCCTCCATGGATATGTTCCGCTCCGCTTTCGCAGACTGGAATATCATGTACTACAATGTACAGGCTTTTGCCGGAGCATTTGGAAAGCCGATGCAGGCCGCCATACAGTTTGAATCCACCATGGCAGACGTGCGCAAGGTGGTGGACTTCGACACACCAGAGCAGTTCCAGCAGATGAGCCGAGATGTACTTGAGCTCTCGAAAAATATCCCTATGACGGCGGATGGACTCGGGCAGATTGTCGCTGCTGGCGGCCAGTCCGGCATCGCCCGGGAAGAGCTCGTATCCTTTGCGGAAGAGGCGGCCAAGATGGGCGTGGCCTTCGACATCACGGCGGATCAGGCGGGGACGATGATGGCCCAGTGGCGCACAGCCTTCAAAATGGGACAGGCGGACGTGGTGGCGCTCGCGGACAAGATCAACTATCTGGGCAATACAACCGCCGCCTCCGCACCGCAGATTTCCGACGTCATCACCCGTGTGGGACCGCTCGGAGAAGTGGGAGGCGTGGCCTCTGGGGAAATCGCCGCACTCGGCGCAAGCCTCGTGGGAGCAGGCATCAATTCCGATGTGGCGGCCACGGGCATCAAGAATCTCATCCTCGCCATGGCTTCCGGAGAGAGTGCTACGAAGACGCAGCAGGAGGCCCTTGCGTCACTTGGCATCGACACGGTGGAGCTGGCGCAGCGCATGCAAACTGACGCGAAGGGGGCCATCCTGGATGTGCTCCAGAGCATATCTCAGCTGGATGCAGCGTCGCAGGCGTCCACGCTGCAGAATATCTTCGGGAAAGAATCCCTTGGTGCCATCGCACCACTCTTGTCGAATCTGGAAGGCCTGCGGGCAAATTTCGATAAGGTGGCAGACGCCGCGCAGTATACGGGAAGCATGGAGCAGGAGTTTGATACGAGATCGAAGACCACAGCCAATTCCATCCAGCTCATGAATAATCGGCTTGATGCAGCGGAAATTGCCATTGGACAAGGGTTGCTTCCGCTCATAACGCCTGCGGCAGAAGCAGTTGGGACTCTGGCAAGCGCTATAGGAAATGTTGCAATGAGCTCGCCTGGAGCGATAAAGGGAATTGCCACTTTTATCGGGATTGTAGGTGGAGTTACAATTGCTGTCCGTACGTGGAAAATTGTGCAGGAAGAATTCAATGCCGTACGCATGTTGTATAACAGTCTGATGACATCCGGAACTCTGAAAACCTACGCGGCTCTGGCGGCTTCCAAACTGGCTGCTGCAGCGACACGCACGTGGGCAGCGGCGCAGTGGGTTTGGAATGCAGCGTTGAGCGCCAATCCAATCGGGCTGCTCATCGTGGGCATTGCGGGACTCGTGACGGCCGGCATCTGGCTCTATAACAATTGGGACACCGTGAAAAACTTTTTCGTCACGTTGTGGAACGATCCGGAGAGAGCGCTCTCTGATTTCGGGGCCGGAGTCATGTCTAAATTCCAGTCTCTCTATGACTGGGTGATGGATAAATGGACGGCCCTCACGGATTTCCTGTCGCATCCCATCGATGCGGCTGTCAATTTCGTCTCTGGCGGTGCGGGCGAGAGTGTCGCCTCCAATGCGGCGGGCGGCATCTACGGAAAGGGCGCTTTCCTCACGACCTTCGCGGAGGACGGGCCGGAAGCGGCCATTCCGCTCACGCCGAGCCGCCGGTCTGTGGGACTCTGGACGGAAGCGGGACAGGCGCTCGGGACGATCCCCGGGGCGGACGTGCTCCGCCGGGGCATTACCGCGCCGCGCTCCGCATCGTCCGGCGGGGCGGTGACCGTGGATTTCCGCCCGCAGGTGACCATCCAGGGCAATGCCGACGCGGAAGTGGTGCAGCAGGCCATGTCCGTCACGGTGCAGCAGCTCCGGCGCATGCTGGAGGACATCGCCCACAATGGAAGGAGGCTTTCCTATGAGTAAGACCTACGTTACCTCGCAGGGAGACATGTGGGACAGCATTTCTTATAAACTTTACGGCACGGAGGCGGGTATGAACGCGCTCATCGAAGCCAATCAGGAACGGGCGGACATCGTCGTATTTCCATCCGGCGTGGTGCTCGACGTGCCGGACTATACGCCGCCCGCCGCGGAAAATCTGCCGCCGTGGAGGCGTCCATGATGCCCCGGCAGGTCCGCGCGCAGGTGCTCTACGACAATAAAGATATTTCCGCCGACCTCGCGCCGTACATGAAATCCATTTCCTATACGGACCATCTCTCCGGGGAAGCGGACGACCTGACGCTCACGCTCGAAGACCGGGCGGGGCTGTGGCAGGGGGCCTGGATGCCGGAAAAGGGGGCCACGCTCGACGTGTCTCTCCTGCGTACGTCGTGGAATGCGCCGGACGGACTGGAAGAGACGCTGCCGCTCGGACTCTTTGCGGTGGATGAAATCGAGAGCCGCGGCGCGCCGTCCGAGGCAGATATCCGGGCCACCTCCGTGCCGGAGAACAACGAACTGCGCGGCGTGGAGAAGACCCGGAGCTGGGAAAAAGCGGAGCTGAAGGTCATCGCCGGAGACATCGCGACAGGCGCAGGGATGGAGCTCGTGTACGACGCGGAGGACAATCCCACCCTCGACCGGGCAGAGCAGACGGAGCAGTCCGATTTGTCCTTCCTCATGCAGCTCTGTGACGACCAGGGCATGGCGCTCAAAATCTGCCGGAACCAGATCGTCGTCTTCGACGAGTCGAAGTATGAGGAAGCAAAGCCCGCTCTGGCGCTCGTGAAGCCCGGCACGGTCTATCTTCCGGAGGAGGGCATGACATATATCACGGGCATCAAGGGCTACCGCTTCCGCTCGCGCATCCGGGACGTGTACCGTGCGTGTCATGTGGAGTGCCAGAAAGCGGACACGAAGAAAACCATCGAGGCGACTTTTACCGACCCGGACAAAACGGAGGGGAAGACATTGCAGGTGAAAGAGCAGGTGGACTCCATCGCCGAGGCGGAACGGCTCGCCAAGAAGCGGCTGCGGGAGAAGAACCGGGACGAAGTGACCGGTTCTTTTGATTTGCCCGGGAATTTCCGCCTGCTCGCCTCCGTCACGGTGCGGGTCGTGGGCTTCGGCGCCTTCGACGGGAACTACATCGTCGAGACGGCGCAGCACTCCGCGGGCAGCGGTTACACCACCAGCATCGACATCAGGAGGTGCCTCCATGGATATTAACCAGATCCGCAACATGCTCCGCGTGGGGCGCGTGTCTTCCGTGAACGGCGCAGCCTGCACGGCCCGGGTGACCTTTCCGGACAAGGAAGGACTCGTGAGCGCGGAGCTGCCCGTTCTTCAGGTAGGGAGCCTCGACACGCGGGGTTACTGGGTGCCGGAGGTGAATACGCAGGTGCTGTGCGCGTTCCTGCCGAATCCGTCGGGGCGGGGCATCAATCAGGGATTTATCCTCGGCGCTTTCTACAGCACGGAAGACAAACCCGCCGAGACGGACCCGGCCGTGCGGAGCATCACGTTTCCGGACGGGAGCCGCATCCGGTACGAGAACGGCGTCATCGAAATTTCCGCGGCGTCGGCCATTCGCATCACCGCGCCGCGCGTGGACATCAACTGAGGAGGACTCATGCCGGCTGCACACAGACTGGGAGACAACGACACGGGCCACGACGCCTGCCCGTCCACGACGCTCGTATCCGCAAGCGCCGACGTTTTTGTGAACGGGAAGGGCGCGGGCCGTGTGGGAGACAGCTACGCACCGCATGGCTGCGACGTCCATGCGCCGCACAGCGGACAGGTCGCCGCGGGAAGCGCCACGGTCTACATCAATGGGAAAGCCGCCGCCCGGGTGGGCGACCCTGTGACCTGCGGGGGAAGCGCCGCCGAGGGCAGCGGCGATGTGTTTATAGGAGGGTAATATGCTCGTCGGATATATGGATGACATCCCCTTCCTCACGTCGGGATTCCTCGTGAGGACTTTCGACGAATGGAACAAGGGAAGCGAAGCCCGGTGGGAGAAGCACGACCTCATGGGGCGCAAGCCCGTGCTCGAATTCATCGGGCCGGACGTGGAGGAGATTTCCTTCAAGATGCTCCTCCGGCAGGACCTCGGCGTGGACCCGCGCACGGAAATCCGCCGCCTCGAGGTCATGCGGGACGAAGGAGCCGTCTTTCCCCTCGTGCTGGGCAATCACACGGTGGGAGACCATTTCTGGGTGCTCACATCTCTCTCCGCGCAGGTGACCTACTGGAATAAATACGGCAATCCCCTCTCGGCGGAAGTGTCCGTCACGCTCCGGGAATATGCCGAAGAGGAGGCGGTCCTGTGAAACTCTACGATGTAACGGCCGTCTCCGGGCGGGGCATCGACTTCGCGCCGGCGACGGAGACGGAAGAAATCCTCCAGAATCTGCGCACCATCCTCGCGACGGCCATGGGGAGCGTGCCGCTCGACCGGGCCTTCGGCGTGGATGCGTCCTATGTGGACCGCCCCATGGCGAAAGCCCGGGCCATGCTCGCCTCGGAGATCCTCGTGAAAATCCGGGCCTACGAGCCGCGGGTGACCGTCACCGCCGTGGACTTCGAGGAGGATATGGACGGGATATTGAGACCGAAAGTGCAGGTGAAAATCAATGGAACTGAATAGTCTGCCGGAGATCGTCTTCGTGGACGCGGACAAAAACAAAGTGGAAGAAGCGGTCCTCGGAGAATACGAGAGCATCACAGGCCGGACCCTCGCCCGGGGCGACCCGGTGCGGCTCTTCCTGCTGACCATCGCAAACATCATCATTCTCCAGATGAACGCCATCAACGAGACGGGAAAGCAGAATCTCCTCCGCTATGCGAAGGGAGACAATCTGGACCATCTGGGGGCGTTCATGGGCGTGGACAGGACCCCCGCCGCGGCGGCGCGCACCACCATGAAGATCACTCTCTCCGCCGTGCGGGACGTCTCCACGGTCATCCCCGAGGGGAAGCGCTTCACCGCCGGGGATAATATCTTCTTTGCCCTCACAGCGGACGTGCTCATCCCCGCAGGGGAGACGGAAGGCGAAGGGGAGGCCCGGTGCCAGACCGCCGGCCCTGTGGGGAACGGCTATGCCGCGGGCGCCCTGGCGACTCTCGTTGACCCCGTGCCCTACGTGGCCGTCGTGGAGAATACCACCGTCTCCGAAGGCGGGGCGGATGTGCAGGACGACGACAGCTACCGGGAAGACATCCACATTGCGCCGGAGAGCTTCTCCGTGGCGGGACCCGCCGGGGCGTATGAATATTTTGCCAAGCGCGCCTCCGCTCTCATCACCGATGTGTCCGTCACCTCGCCGTCTCCTGGCGAAGTGGAGGTGCGGCCGCTCCTCGAGGGCGGGGAAATCCCCGGGGAAGAACTGCTGGACGCGGTAGAGGGGGTCCTATCTGCCGATGACGTGCGGCCCCTCACGGATCATGTCACGGTTCTCGATCCGGAGAAAAAAGAGTACGCGGTGAAATTCACCTATTACATTTCCAGAGACAATCAGGCGCAGGCGGAGACCATCCGGCAGGCCGTCGAGACGGCGGCTGCGGATTTCCAGGCATGGCAGAAAGAAAAGCTGGGACGGGATATCAATCCTTCCGAGCTCATTGCCCGCATCGTCCGCGCCGGAGCCAAGCGCGTGGAAGTGGAGAGCCCCGTCTATACGAAACTTGCCGGCACACAGGTCGCGATTTCCACAGGCTGCACGGCGGAGTATGGAGGGATAGAGGATGAATAAAGTAGACGACATCCCGCTCAAAGAAACCCTGCCGGACAGCATCCGGAAAGACCAGACCGTGCAGGATATCTGTGACGCGATCAAAAAAGAAATGCAGGCTGTGAATCGGGCAACGGGATACTGCCTGCTCCTGCCGCGGCTTGATGAACTCAGCGAGGCGCTGCTGGATGAACTCGCCTGGGAATATCACGTTGATTTTTACGACCAGACGCTCCCCATAGAACAGAAACGGGAAATGGTGCGGCAGGCGATCGAGAGTCACCGGAAGAAGGGAACGGCAGCTGTTGTTCGAAATGTTGTATCAATTATTTTGGATGATGGACGGGTTGAAGAATGGTTTCAATACGGTGGTGAACCGTTTCATTTCCGGGTAGTCCTTATTATGGGGCCTATGGCAAGCGAAGAAACCATTCAGACATTGGTAGATACCATCTATGCAGTGAAGAATGTTCGATCCTGGCTGGATTACGTACAGTTTTATAGGGAATCTGAAGGCCAAATCTATTTTGGAGGCGCAAATACCCTGCATAAAAAGATTGAAATTACTTCGGATATCAGTCAGAAAATAACCGTAAACACGAAAATATATTTCAATGGAGCCAATACGATACATAAAAAGGTATACACATCGGGAACATTGTAAAGGAGGATAAAAAATGGCAAATTGGACTGGATTCAGTATGACGAATAGAGGTGCAGAACTCCAGGCAAAAGTGAACACTGGGGACACTACACTTACATTTACAAAATTGGCTATCGGCAGCGGGGAAGCATCCGGCAGTATTGAAAGTCTGACAGAGCTTGCTCATAAAGAAATTGATATGCCTATCAAAGGAATTTCAAATAATGGGAATATCGTAACGATTAAATCGACCATCACAAATAGCGGTATATCTCAGGCCTTTTATGCAAGAGAAATGGGCTTATACGCACAAGATCCTGACCTCGGAGAAATTCTCTATGCAATACAGATAGATCCGAATCCGGATAATATCCCGGCATCCGGATCTGCAACCGTTGTATCGGAAGAGTTTGAAGCACATCTCATTATGAGTAATACAGGAAATGTATCTGCAGTACTGGATTCCAGTGCTCTTGTGACGTTGGGTGATCTTGATAAACACAATCAGGATGAAGGTGCGCATAATGGGATTTTTCAGAAAATAGCAACGTTGGGAGAATCTGTGCTGCAGAAGCTTGCACTCACGACTACGATTTCTGCCATCAACGCACTTCAGACGAATAGCTGGTTCGGCCAGCTGCTTAAAATGGTTCTGACAGCATCCGGTGTCCGTTATAACATTGAGCAGAATGGGTATATCTGCCTCGGATCTTTCTTCGGGGGCCTAATTATACAGTGGGGAATTTGTGAGCCATCTGATAAGGACTATACTTCAATCTATTATCCTTTAACCGTTGCAGCGCCTTTAAGC